AGCACTATGGTCATTACCTGTCATCAAGGTTTCAATTGCGTCATAAGGCAGTTTAAATACTAATGAACTATTACCTACATCAAAACGTTGAGCAACCAAAAGATCAGCCGAGAACCCGCTAGAAGTTTGAGCAACTTTAGTAACGTCAGCAAATACTTCAGAAGAATTCATGAGAATATCGAAGAGGTATAATCTAAAGTTTGCAGTACCGAATGAATCATATTCAATACCACGTGCACGTGCAGTACCGATAGTAGTACTACTAACATTCTTAAGCTCGATTGTGGTATAGTCGTTAACATCCGGAATACCAATCATAGATCCAGTAGTTAATTTAATATAGTTACCGAATCCAGTAGAAGTTGTTACTGCGGTTTTGACTGACTTATCGGCTGCAGACCTAGGCTTATCAAGATCTTCGTATTTAGTAGAGATTTTTTCTACTCGATAGCCTTGTACGTATGCAGTCGAAGGCTCAATACCAATTGCGATCTTATTAACATCACCGCCTTGTGCAGCAGTAAGATAACCGTTATTGCCAACCTCATCATTTAGATGTTCTTTAATATCAAGAATAAAGGGAGACAGCGCATAGTCACCAGATTCTTCGCTTGTTCTACGTGCCAGACGTGAAGTCAACTCAGTATCAAGTTTATCAGTATCAAGCTTTTGAATGACACCATTCTTAACTGTTAATAGAAGTATATAATCATCTACACTACGTGATGCAAGGTCTAAAGACTCTTTAACAAGCGTAGTAGAGATTGAATATCGATGAGCACCAGGAGCAGATGCATTTGGTGTTCCCAAAGCGTTATCTACAAGTTCTGCGTCATCGGCAGAAGTAACAATTGATTCTGTAAGTTGGAAGCCAATAATATAGCTAGGAGTATTCGTATACTTGTCAAGGAGCAAAGTTTCTTGAGGAACATGAACCATGTTACCAGCAATAAAGTAAACACCTTCTTCAATATCAATCGAAGAACCTTCACCAATAGCATTAAGAATAGTTGAACCACCGCCACCACCAATTGTGCCAGTACGTACTACATCAGCGTCTGATGTGATTGTTTCACCAACCGCAAAAGTCTTAGTTGTATTACTTGTGCCTGAATTTGTATACTTGACGTATAAAGTTGCTGGATCAGTTTCATTCGCAGCAACAACTTTAATAACTTTAGCAGTAACTCCGCTAGTTCCACCAGTAATTGTGGTATCTAGAAATTCAGTGACATAAGAAGAAACGGTATCTTCAAGCTTGATATAGTCGAAGTTAATATTAAGAGTAGCTTTACCGCCAACAACTCTAGAACCGTCTTGGAAGTTATATTGTCCAAGCTTATCAATCTGAGCTTGTAACGCAGTTTGAAGTTGGGTTAATTCACGTGCTTGAACCGAAACACCAGGACGAAACATAATTCTGAGATAGTTATTAGTCTCATCAAAGTCGTCGTAGTACGGAGCAACATTATAATTTTTTACTTTGGATATACTCATTTCTTCTCTCTTTTGCCTCGGCTGTTATATTTTTTATTTATATACAACTTTAGAATTCAATAATTAATTTCAAGTCTTCAATTTGTGAAGTACTTCGGTTAATATTCTCACGGTTTTCGAGGAATAAAATCTCACCAGTTTGGAGATCCATTTCACCATTTACCGATGGAGTAGCTTCAAGAACAGCAGTGCCACCATTAATAGAACTAGTGACTGTCTCACCGCCAGTAAATACACCATAACCAGTTTTAAAGTTTTGAGTATAATAAATTTTACCGTTTGTTACGTCAACATTTGTTACCATAACTTTAGAGTTACTAGTTCCACCAGTCAAAACTTCATCAGCTTCAATTGTACCAGTAATTCCTGCGACTGTAATATCAAGGTATCGCAAAGGATTAATAGAGGCAGATGTAATTACTGTACCGCTTAATGTTGGGTTCTTAATCAGGGTGATTTGACGGAAGTCATTATCAACCGTAATATCTTGACCTTCGTTACCGTCAAGAGTAGTGTTAACACCAACAAAGAAAGCACCAAGCTCTGCGACAGGATCAGTACCATGACCAGCGTGAGGTGCAATAGTGCATCTCGCAGTGGCATCGCCAGAACTAAATGCAACATGAGCTACACTGTAGTCAGTACCTTTATTTGTTATAGTGATTGAATTTACAATACCACCAGAGATAGTACAAGTTGCAGTAGCACCGGTACCGTCACCAGTAATAGTAATTGTAGGAGCAGATCCGTAACCCGTACCGCCAGAAACAATCTCAATTTGCTCAATGCCGGCAGCAGTAACAGAGTTACGAGAAGCTTTTTGATTCAGATATTGGGCGTAATCTGCTTCAGTCAGTGCAGCTTCAGCTGCAGCATCGTCAACAAAATCTTCAGATACAGTTTTAACTGGCACATAAGAAGTTGTCAAGAATTTCTCAGAATCTGCAACAGCTAGTGTGTACATGTATTTCCAGGTATAACCATCGGCTTCAACAACCGGCGAAACTTGAGTTTGCGTAGGCTTAACTGTTGAACCGGAAGTACCAGCGATAATACACTTATACACTTTAAACTCATCAGTGAGTACATAAAATGATTTATCATAAATGTCAGCATCATCGGAATCCCATGGAGTATAGCTATTACCAGAAATCCAAGAATATCTTGGAATAACGTGAGATACGTCAGAAGTGGTAATACGCTTTAGACCAATAAGTCCTTGACGTGCTTCGTTAATGTTATCGTAGTTATCATACGGAGTGAATTCAATCGTATCCGTAAGATCACTAAGTGAATTAGACCATGCATCTGGCTTACCAATGCCAAGATATAGACTATTTCCAGCTTCGCCAACTTCTTCTTTAAAGTTATTGGCATTGAGAACTCTAAATTGAGTTGAGATAATTGCTGCCATGATGTTTTGCCCTGTTGTTTATTCTATACTAATAAAAGTAGATATGTTATTATTATTTATAGAGTTTGAGTTAATACTTTCGATCGTTTGCCCATTGAATTGTGATATTGGGTAACTACCATTGTATAATTTTTCTGATTCAAGTAGCGATGTACCTTTCCTTGCAAAATAACCATTTGATGGAATTGTTTCCGATAGATCTGCTAAGTGATTCAGGGCCAATATTAATATTGGTCTTACGTCTTTTGCTCTACGTTCGTTTGAGGTTGCACTAGATACTGTAATTTTGGGATCAAGTACATAGCCATTGCCTGGTTCTGTAATATTTATACTACTAATTTCACCTTCAGAATCCAGTATAACTTCAGCGGTAGCAGTAATATTTGTAGGTAACGGTAAACCGTCTTGACCTTTCGAAGTAGGTGCTTCAAATGTAATTACTGGAGCAACTTTATAAGTTTTATTTGCAAGGTTTCTTATATAGACTTCTTCAAGTTTACCAGCAAGTGGATTGGCTGCAATGGAAGCATACGCATTTGTATAACCAAAACCACCATCCGTAATTGTTATTGACTCTACTTCACCGTGTACATTGAGTACCGCAACAGCTGTTGCACCGGCTCCAGTATCTCCAGAGATCGAAACTGCTGGAGCAATCTGATAACCATAACCACCATCCGCTACTTCAATACTCGTCACAACACCGCTTGTTGTATTTGTTGATAGGTTAGCACTCTTATCAATTTTAGCAGCAAAGGTAGGCATAAACATCGATGCAAACATCTCTACAACTACCGGTAAATCTTCAGCACCAATATATCCAGGTTGTTCACCCGGCATAGATGATAGCGTCTTGCGGTTAGTACGAGGATACGCGCCGATTGCGTTCTTAGTATTATCTCCTAATACGTCACGTACCAGGCTAGTAATAATAAGAATCTCACCAAAGAATATGAATCCAGATGGATGTACTAGTTTGTTAAATGTATCTTCCCATTCACTGATATTATGAGCTGACTTAATTACATAAGAAAACTTTTGATAAAAATAAGAATCGTGAATTTTAATATTATCAGATAAAAATCCTTTATTATCTAGATATAAATTTTGTGATGTATCGTAACTACCTGAAGATGGAATCAAGGTTGACTCGTATGGATATTCTACTTCAACATCGCTATTAAATAACAATCTAAAGAATGTCTCAATTGAGTCGGCAGAACCACGAATCTTATAATAATCAGTAATACGCTTATACAGAGTTCTTTTGTTTACAGTAAGATTCTTTGGAATAGCTGCAGCGATTTCTCTTTGCATTTGAGCTAAGTAGTTATCATCAGCATGATCGATATTCAGTGCATCTTCGATACTATTTAAAATGTATGAAGGACCAGGACCAACCCAATATTTGATTGGTGTAGTTAATACTACCTTAAGGTTATTATATGCGGATAAACCCGTAATACGAATAGTCTTACCCATAATAGCAGTAGAATCCGCTAATGAACCTGGAAGATTATTACCGTTTGAAATAAATACATCAACAGCTTGTACACTAATTGGAGTACCTTCTGCATCAGCTAATACTGAATTGGCAAATTGCTCATCAGTAAAGAAAGAATCGTTTTCATTTTTTGGATCATCGATTCTAAATGTAGCAACACCATTAATTACAATATCAGAATACGTAGCAGATTCATCATAGATAAATTCATCCATGTTATTGAATTTGTAATATGCATCAAGTAATTTCTTAATGCCACGTTGCTTAGATCCACTATCAGCAGTATCTGCCAGGATCTCTGAAGGAATGAGTTGATCAACTCGAATATCCTCTTTAGATCGACGGCGCGTCGAGACGACAGACTCGACATAGCCTTTCGAAAATGAATCTATATTTCTCATATTACGATCTCATTCTTGATGTTGTAGTATAATTAATAGCACCAGAAGATCCAGACATTGCGATCTTATCGGCAGTAGCTGTAACGTTAAGGTTTGTACTATCAATTGCAATTAATTGATTTCGTTTTGGTGCAATATCCAAAGAATCTGGTGTAACAATAATACGGATATTTGTATTAGTAGTACACGTAAATGAATTTAGTATCACATTACCACTATTAATGTTAACAATACCAGCATCATTGATTACGATAATATTAACACCTTCAACGATTTTATATATTACTACTTTTCGGTTTGAACTTCCGGGTATTTTAATATCACCAAAATAATGGTCATCTGTCGATCCAGGAATCTTGAATGCAGTACTACTTAAACTATATTCGGTATCGCTATCATTTGCAAGTAACGCACCTGTAAATTTAAGATCAAAATTATTCACTGCAACAGTAGTACCAGCAGAAATAGTCTTAAACATATATGGTCGTACAGTTGAGCTAGTAATAGAACTATCTGAACTATCAATTGCTCTCAGAATTTCTGAGTGTCTAAATACACCATCAAATTTGTT